CAGATACCACTCCTTGTTTGCCTCCAGCTCCTGATTCTATCAGGGTTGAAGCACCAAAATTCACGGCTGAGGACGTCGAACCAATAGATGAAGACCTCCCTGGCATTATAGTGATGGAAGATGTAGAAGAAGAAGTAGTCGAAAGACAATCGGGATGGACTAAGGTCCTGACCAAATTAAGATCTCTTAAGATTAAAACTGCTAAAGAAGAACCGTTAGGTACTGTTATAGTTTCAGACCTGACCTCAGCGGCACTTGTTAGTGTCACTGACCCTTCTGCAGCTATCATTATTGAGAAGAAAAGCAAGTTTTATAGAGCAATGTTCAAATATGTTATATCGATCATAACCTCAGTGTTGTTTGTTATATCTAACATCCTGCTTTGGGGGTTGACTCCTTCGCTGACTGTTAATCAGCGCGTCGACTTCTCAAGATTTTTGCGAGGTGAAGGTCTTAGTAGCATCAGGTTAGTAACTACACCCTCTTATAAATGGGCTAGGTGGTTACCGAAAACTTGGTGGGAATTTTTCATGTGGAAAATTGCGTTTATTTGCTACGCACTAGTTTCTAAAAGATTTAGTCGTGTGTTTTATGGTATATTTTTAGTGACCTATACGATCGTTATAACTGTAGCTGTGATCGGAGGTGTTACTGCAGGAGTTTTGGCTATAATCCCAGGTGGGATTATCTATGCTGCTGTCACCATAGCCATCGCCTTGATTTTGTGTGTGATAACCGTTAAAGCGTTGTATTTGGTAACTTTGTTTTCAGCCATTTGGTGTCTCTTTGGAGATGTTAAAAGTGTGTTGAAAGTGATTGTACTCTACTTCGAACAACGAGTTGAATTGCATTCAGGCGAAGACGTGGCCCCGACGAAATCGAACTTGCGCGAATTTATTAAAAATCTTAAGAATACCTCGCCTAACAAGAAAATTAAACGTTTTGCTAAAGAAAACTTACATCGGTTGGACTACCTTTGGTTTATAGTTGATTTAGTGTATTCCTCTATTAAGGTCGCACAGATGGTGCTTGACAAACGTAGAAACGTTTATTTCAGGGACTGGGTTGATGCTCAAGAGTTTGTAAAAGCTCCTAGGCCCGCTCATCCCGGCTTAGGTGTGGAATTGCATGCTCACGACGACTACGACGTCCGATTTCTAGGCGAAGATGAACGTGATTGGGTTAGAGACGTTTTGTTCTCTGCTGACTCAAGCCCAGTTTTCCGCTGGAAATTGAATAGAAAATATCTCGAAAATTATTTCGGCAACATTAAAGTTAAGGCGTTAGATAATACGCGCGGATTAACTTTTTGGCAAGACCAAGCCGTGATTTAAAGCGGCCTTGCTTGTTATGCCATCACAGGATTTCAATTGTGCTATATGGGACAATTAAAGATGCTTCGTATGCATCAAATGAACACTGACACTTTGGATATGACTTGGGGTCGGGCAGATGGTCGAGTTGGTCCCTCTATTATGTGGGATAAAGTTGATAGAAACTCTCTTGGCCAAACTAATAATCGAGTTTTTATCTCAGAGGGATGCAATTGCTTTAGATCTGATAAAATTGCCCCTGGCTCGTTGTTAGTGTTCCAAAATGCTATATATATTAGTCCTACACAAGAT